GGTGAGTTAAAGGCTATGGGTAGGCAAGAAAGAAAGTTTGCTAACTTAGGTTGGGAAGAGGTAAGAGGTGAGTACGGATATGAAGGTCTGTCTTTTGATGAAGCTCTTGATGTAGTTGATGCAGACAGAGTATTTACTTCTGAAGAAAAAGGTATATACAAAACCAACTTGATAGACTTATACATAGGACTCAAAGACTATCAGAAGTACATAAGAGATACACAATAAAATAGGGGCGCAGTTAGCGCCCTTACTTTTTTATACCATACATTTTTGAGGAGCGTTCTGCCCACATTTGTACTTCAATTAAATTCCTTAATGCTTCATGCGTTTCTGTACTGTGATACAAGTTATCTGAAATAAACTTTTCCAGAGCTTCAATACGTTTCTGTACACCCTCTCTAAAATGATCTTTCCTCCTAGATACAAAGTCTTTTGCTTCTTTTTCTAGGCTCATATATTATTATACTTCCTTTGGTATTTCTGTACAGTAAGCTGATACAGTAGATTTAGGTGTAGGTTTAGCACTCATAAGCTCACTGCGTATGTACTCTGCTCCTTGTTTACATGCATCCATTGTAGGATAGATGTAATCTACAGCTTTAACTTGTACGTAACCTGGTGCAATGGACATTATGAGTACTAAGACATACATTACTCTGTGCTTTCTACGGCTTCAGTAGAGTTTATATCAGTTTCATTACCAAGAAATGACATGTTGTGTTTTTCATACAACTCCATACCAATGATAAAAGCTATTAATATTCCTAATGAATGCATTTTATTTTCCTTTCTAATGCAAGTTTATAATATCATAGTAATTATACTATGTCTACTATTTCGCACACGTCACCACTGCAAGCCATTGTTTGCATAGCAACTGTGTTATCTTCTTGTTCATACTCACTAAGCTTAGACCAGTCAATACTCTTTGGCATTATAGCTAATAGTTTTTTGTAATCATCCTTTGTACAATCCTGATAGGGTGCTTGTTGATATGTGTGATCTGAGTGAGGTAAGAACGAAACACCTGACATTTCATCAAAGTGTTTATAAACAAATGCACCTACTTCCATCCATTCACCGGTACGAACTGTCACTGTTACAGAAGGTTTATGCTCACACCAGTGTCTTTGATAGGTTAGCCATGTCTCCAACTGTTCAATGGCTGACATATCGTTACGAGTTACAGCTTTATTGGGTGACTTCTGTGGGAAGCTAAACACTGTAGTAGTATCACCCTTCATCACACAAGGTGAGTTAGGTATGCCTTGGTCTTTCATCATCTGTGTAAGCGGATCTTTGTTGTCACCACGAACAGTCCTGATGTAATGCAGTGCATGTCTAGCGTGTATACCTGAAGCTGAGTCAACAAGTTGTGATACTGTACCGCTAGGTTTCACACAGGTAATTGATGCTGACTGTGGAATGCTAAGGCGGTTAGCCCAATCAGCATTAGTATTAACAGCAGTTTCTCGTAGATGTTCAAGAGTCTTTTCCAATCCTTTGTTTGCTGATGTCATAAGAGGGTTATCCATTATCCCTGTAAGGCTTACTCCTAAGAGTCTCTCTTCTTCTGTGTTGGTTGTCCAGACTTTTCTGAGGTAGGGGAATTTTGTGTACGTGCTTTGGATTGTCCCAAGTATTGTGGCGAGTCTGACTTTTCTATCCAAGTCTTCCACCGTGTCCGTGGCTCGTACCACAACTTCTGTAAGATTGCAGAACTGGTAAGGGCGTAAGATAATTTCACTACAAGGATTAGTTCCAAACTCGTGGTTAGAATCACGTCTGCCAAACTTCTCAGCTTGTTTCTTAGATGCTTCACGGTTGAATACTCCTCTTTCACCTGATTTACTTTCTACTAAGGCTAACCACTCACGCATGAATGTTTCTGAATCTGGCTTCTCTGTATATGAAACACTGTTATTAGCTAACGCTCTGTGTGCGGCTTCATTCCACCACTGTCCTGACTTAGCGTGACGCATACGATCATCACTGAGGTTAGACAAACTAATCATAGCACTACGTCTAACGCCACCAACAACAACTATCTGACCAATGAAACACATTAGGTCATGGCACTCTAAGCTAGATAGCCTACGCCCTTGAGCATCCTTGAATGTCTTTACTGCAAAGTTGAATAGCTCAACAAGAGGTGCAGGTCCACTGGCTCTACCACCAAATGTTTTAAGTCTTGCACCTGCAGGGCGTACTCTAGTAACATCCCACTTAGGAATCTCACCTGCCCATAAAAGAGCTAACACTTGTCTGAACGCTTTAGCCCACCCCTCCTTGCTGTCCTTTACCACAACGGTAGTATCACTTTGGAACAGTTCAGGTACTTCGGGAAGCTTGCTAACGAACTGTCTCTCAACACTGAAGCCAACACCAGTACCACAGAGGAGGATGTACATAGCCTCATCAAAGGATTTTGGGTCATCTACGGGTAGGTAGCTACAGTTATACCCTGCAGTATTATCTCTCTCAAGTGCTGCTCCTGCAGTCATCATAGCTCTCATGCTAGGCATAATCTCTAAGTTAAGTATAGCAAACATTATTTCATCTTTAGTATCTGCATCTACTTTATTGCCTACAACATTTTCTATGTAACGATCTACTGTCTCAGACCACGACTCTCTACCTTTGCCATCAATATATTTAGCATAGCGTGACTTGTGTATAAAGCTTTGGTAGTCTGTTGGTAAGTAGTTATTCATGTTTCTTCACCTCTATCTTTCTAATTACTGCACCATCAATATCATAAATAATATCTTGGAATAACTCAGTAACTGCCTCCTCGTGCATCTCTGCCACTATCGGTAGTATCCGTTCTTCCTCGTCTATTTCTATTGTTAGTTTAATATTGAACTTCATCTTTTATCGCCACTGCCCTTAATAGTTCCTCGTTCCATACGACTATGAAGTTTATCTAAGTTACACCTAGCTATATATCCCATGTCAAAATTTAGGTCACGACATAAAGATGCAATGTACCACAGGCAATCCCCTATCTCTGCTGCTACATCATCTCTCTTAAACGTCCCATCCCTTAACATCTTCTTTACTTTGTTGGCTACTTCACCTGCTTCACCTGCGAGTCCCAACGCAGGATAAACTATCTCATGCTCTTTAGGATATATAGCAGTCTTCTCTGCTTCAATCTGATATTCTTCAAACGTCATTTCATACATATCTTTCCAAGCATCTATATCATCTGGCGTTATCATTTATGGATCTCCTTGTAGCGATCTTTAAGCCTGTTAAGATACCAGATAGCTTTATCTATATCTTCTAATCCATTCTTGTATTCGTGTCTCCATAAATACTTTAACACATTAGCAGCGTGTGGTGCTATAGCGCCTGACATATTCTCTGTCATTGCTTCTATAGCTTCAATACATTCTATGCCACTGTGATTGTAGTGTACTGGATTATTTACTTGATCGTGATTTAAAGTTGTATCACCGGTGAGTGTAATAGTTAGATCAGAATCTGATATCATTATGCGTTTCCTTTTGTCTTTGTCCATTTGTTAAGTGTATATACATTACCCTCTTTTGTTACAACAGGTTTTTCATTCTCTTCATCCATAGCTATTAGATAATCTCTGTGTTCTTTAACTTGAGCATATAAATATGGTTGCTCGTGTGCCATGTCTAAGAAAGCTGACATCATAGTAGCTACATCAACAATGCCATTAATTATATGCTCAGGTAAATTGTGTTCAGGAGATATAGCTATAGACACATCTGTTTCGCCTTCCCATTTTTCAGGATCTTCATAATTTTTTGGACTTATAACTATAGCTATTTCGTTATCATCTAAGCCATGCCCCATCAGTTTTTCCTCTTTGTTTTTAATTCTATTCGCTTAACTGTAATCTCTTTACCTTTTTCTTTTAACCACTCTTCAGGTATAACACGGTGCGCCCACTTAAACTTGTGTTGCTCACACCAATGGCAATACCTAGACTTAGCACCCTTGTATAGCTTGGCGTTTGCGTTACTAAATACAAACCGTATGTCTAACTCAGGATGTTGTCTCTGTATCTCACGATGCTTACGTCTGTCGGCACTATCAAAGATACCTTTAGTCTCAATAATAATACCGTTGTCTAACACAAAGTCTGGTGTGTAGGTGCGGTAGCGTAAGTCTTCCCACTCTACTTTCAGTACTTCGTATCTGACTTTTTTCTGTGTCTTACGCAAGTACGCAGCAACCTCTTTCTCCAAGCCACTGCGATACCTACCTTTATTATGCCTCCTCATACTCAGGACTCAGCAGAACATAGTCTACTATAGGTGGGTTTGCAGCGTTTGACTTTACAGCTTCACGAGTTTGTAAGCTAGGCCAACACTTGTGCTTGTAAGAACAGAACCCACATTCTGTGCCAAGTTTCATATTACCAGTTAGCTTACGGTAATGTGTCTCTGGCACTGGCTCAAAGCAACGCTCAAAGGGTTTATCCTCATTGATGTAGCCTACTGTCTGCTCAATGCTTTCCATCACTGTAGACTTATCTATGGAGTTAGCATCAACATACTTAAACTCACCGTTTGCTTTGTTGACTACCCACCAACCACCTACATCTAACCCTGCAGCTTCAGCGTATCCTACTAGTTGAGATACATAACCAAAGCTGTCGCTCTTGGCTAGAGTTTCTAGAGTGTTGAACTTGTTCTTATATGACCAAGGTGAAGCTGACTTAACATCATCCACCCTGCCATCAAGCACCATGTCGTACTCACCATTTACTTCTGTGCCATCTTTTAGTTTAAGGGTTACACTATCATTGTCTTTGAAGTCTACCTCAGCAGCACGAAGAAGACCTTTAAACACTGCTTCCACAATGTCACCTATGATCATGTTGATCAAAAAGTGCGGTGGTAGTGGTGTCTTATCTTCAGGGTCATTCTTCTCAAACCATAGCTGACAAGTAGGACGCCCAATGTTGGACATCCTTAATCTAAACTTGTCACGAGGCCCACTACTGAACTGCTTCTCTAGTGCAGCCTCAACATCAACAGCAACTTGCTTACGAATGTCTTCAGCCATACTTGTCTCACCCTTGACAGCTTTGCTAAGGTATTCAAAGACAGCTAGTTCAGCAGGGTGGTTCATTAGTCTACCTCTTCTACGTTGACGAACTCAGCCACAATAGCAGCATCATCATCAGAGATAGTCTCCTTATTCTTTTCATCCCATTGTTCTAAGATGTAAGAGTTTTGCGTAGTGATGTACGCTAAGAAGTTATGTAGAGTATCCTGATCTTCATGTTGTAACTCTACCTTATCACCTGTCTCTAAAGTTATGATAGCAAAGTTGTTACCAGTTTTACTGTCAACTATGTTAGCACCTAGATTCAACATACACTGTATAGGAAGTATGTTTTTACGTCCTAGTGCATTGACTGTTAAATCTAAAGACTTGATGCTTGAAGGAGGTACTTCAAAAGAGAAAGGCATAGTAGTTATATCATCTACTGGATTACCTGCTTCATCAGTAACACCTGTTGCAGTCAACTCCCCAAAGAGAATCTTCTTACGTTTAATACTACGAATCAAATCCTTTGTCTTTTCAGGGACGCTATCCCAATCTTCAATATAACCTGATGGTCTACCTAGATTAAATGTACCAACATTATCTTTGAGGTCACCCTTAAGATCGTTAGCCATGACTGTCTTCATCATCATTTCTTCTTTGGCATCCCACTTTGACCACTGCTGTCGGATTGCAAAGATACGTATGGTAGGACTAGTTGCGTAGACAACATCATCTTCACCTCTTGTAATCTTGTATGCACCTGCAGGTACAACCTCAGTCTTGATAGGCTTACCGTTAACTTCAATTTCACCCATGATTCCTGTGTGCATCAAGTTTACTCTAGGTAAAGCAGCCGTTTTTCTTTCACTGCCACCACTTTGAGGAGTTACACCTACTGCCTCTGCAAGAGACATACCTAAATCGTTTTGTATCGCTAGTTCTGTATTCATTGTTTTACTTACTTTCTTTTAAAGTTAAAGATGGTTAGTTATACTCTAAACGTCAACTGTGTCAAGCCAATTCTTTCCTATTTTAGCTTCTAATAATAAAGGCACATTCATTTCTACATCGTATGCGTCTTTTATAACACAGTTTAGATTAGCATTTATAGTCTCAACAATAGTCAATACTTTTTTCACTTCATCAGGATGAACATCTATTACCATAGAGTCATGTACTGTATTAACTAAGCATGACTGTAGAGGCTCAAGCAATCGCTCAAACTCTAGCAGCACCACAGGTACGATGTCACCTGTAGCAAATCCTTGGACAGGGTAGTTCTTTATCATAGTGAAGTGTGACACGCTACCATTACTCCTACGAGTTACATCAGGAAATGCGTACTGTCTGCCACTCACGTTAGTGATCTTGAGAAACCTCATGGCTTCATCACCTAACTTCTTGTGCCACTTAGCTACACCCTTGTACTTCTTCGTAAAGTGTTCGTAGTATGCAGCTACAGCCTTTGGTCTACCATACCCTGTAGCCCCGAAGAGTGGGGCGAAGGTATGTTCTTTTGCTGCTTGCCTGGCTGTAGGCTGCCCTGCATCACTGATAACCTTTGCTGTGTAGGAGTGTACATCAAACCCTGTATCTATCTCCTGCATGGCTGTGCTGTCCTGTGAGAGGAATGCAGCAACTCTGAACTCCAATTGAGCAAAGTCACATTCCATTATCTGCCCACCCTCCCATCGTGATATGAACACACGCTTCACTGGGAATGTTCCTCCTCTTGGCATGTTTTGCATATTGGGATTGCGTCCAGAAAATCTACCTGTACTGGTGACACTTTGGGTAAGGTTGACGTGAAGGAATCCGTTTGGCTTGGTGAATATATTGATACCATCCACGAAGCTACTAAGGTAACTACTGATAGCAGAAAGACGCTTAAGATCAGTAAGAAAATCAAGAGCAGACTCCATGCCGTTGCTTGTAGCGGTAGCCATAAGACTTTCAAGATTACCTTTACTAGTGCTGAAACCATTTGCGCTTATCCATTTCTTGCTTGGCGCAGAGAAACACAGCCCTGCTACCTGTTTTGTTTGTGTTAATATATATCCTTTACCTTCACACTTTTTACATATGTTTGGTATCTTGTATAGTGTCCCATCTTTTCTTGTCCTCCAAACTTTACCACCTCCATTACAGTTAGTACAGGTGGATGCTTTAGTCTTTCTAATGATAGAACTGTTTGCTTCTATTGCTTCTTCAAACTCCTTCTTTGTTTCAGTATAGTCAAACAAGTCAGCCCATTCTTTCTTGTTGTGTATACGTCTACTGAATATAACTTGAGATGCTTGCTCAGGACTGTTAAGGTTGATAGGTGTGTCACCCATAAGATCACGAGTCTTGCGCTGTAGCCTATCTTCTATCTCAGCTTTCTCTTTCTCAAACTCTAGTCGGACTTGCTGAAGGGCACTTCTGTCCACACGGATTCCTGACATATACATTCTGGTGAGGGCTTTACAGGTACGGAAGGTAATGTCTCTGACGTTATGTAAGGACTCTGCTTCTGGCTTGGCGTAGTCTTGTTCCAAGGCAAAGAACAACTCACGAGTAATGTTGAGGTCACTCCTAAGATAAAAAAGAAGCTCTTGTAAAGGTATCTCATTGGTGTTGTATCCTTTCTTGTAATACTCTTTGAGAGTGTCTTGCTTCTGGTAGTTCAATTGTCTTCGTTCAGCACAGGCTTCCAAACTTATAGGTTCTTTCTGCCCACGTTGCAATAGATACTCAGCTAACATCGTGTCATAGATGTCACCGTCATACTTGAAGCCTGATTCCCATAGCCACATCAAGTCATGCTGTGCATTGTGCATAATCAAGAGTGTTGTATGGTCTAGTAGGATCTGTATGTTCCTGACTCTTGATCCACCTACGTCTTGATCTTCATTATGATTAAGTGTGAATAAGTGTGTCTCGTCTACGTTATCTACGTTCTGCACACCTACTTGAACGAGTTCTAATCCTGGTTCAAACGGATCAAGTATGTTCTTGCCATCTCGTTTAGTTATGGTGTTTTCTACATCTAGTATAAGTCTCATGCTAAGTACTGGCTCCTGTCTCCATCTAACTCACAATGAATAGTACCATGCCATCCACCCTTAAGTTTATTCTTGGCTATGCAAAGATGTCTCTGATTACTCTCCTCTTCATCTTGCCCCTCAACCACTCTGTTCTTTGATATAAGTATCATCAAGTCAGCCTCTGCTGCTTTACCAGTACGGCTACCCTCAAGCATTGATTGATCAGGATGTACCAAACCTTCTGCTGCTGCACTCAACTGTGACATCCATATGATTGCACACTTGTGTTCCTTGGATATATTACGGGCATGTATGGCTGCTTCCTTGAGATAGATGTCCGACTTGTCACTTGTCTTAGACGCAAACTTGTCACCCATATCAAGCACTACAATGTCAGGCTCGTATGCTTTGATGATAGCCTCAACCCATGCCATGTCTTTACCTGTACTGTCTTTGATAAAGACGTTCTTCTCCACTGGATCGTAACGTAATGCAGCCACCGCCATGTTAGTCTTCACTTCATCCATGCTCATACTTGTAGCGGCACTAAGGTATCTTGCACCTACACGTTCATAGCTTTCTTCGTTACACAGCACCATGCACTTAGCACCCTGTGATGCAAACCCATCAGGTGCAGCTATTGTACTAGCATGAAAGCTAGTCTTACCTGTGTTAGGTCTAGCACCTACAACAACTAAATGTCCTGCACTTATGCCCTCTGTCCTACGTTTAAGTGTAGGTATGTTCCACTTCCATTGTGACTGTATATCATTGGCTTTTAATAATGTATCAATACTTGTATCATCCCACTCTACCTTGAGGTTGGGTAGGAAATCATCTTGGTAATTACTCAGTATTTTTCTCAGGGGTTCAAGACTAGACTGTGATCCGTTAACGTAGTCAAATCCAAGGTTAGCAATCTCTTCACCTACCACCTGTTGAAATAACTTAGACAGTACATCATCAGCTATCTCTGTAGACAGCGGCTTCTCTCGTGAAACCTTTTGAAACAACTCACTAAAGACTAGCTTGTTAGCTGTAGTCATACTGGTATTGTTAACAAAGAACAGAGACTCTAACTCTGTGGGTGTAATGTTCTTACCGTATGTGTCCATAGCGTAGTCAAGAGTCTGCTTGATCTTACGAGCATCCTTACTGAATATCTTATCAGGGCAACGTATACCCTTATGATTATCGTAGAACTCTTTGTCCAACATAGTGCGGATCAATGCTAGTTCCATCATGTTTGTCTCCTCTCTCTAATCAAAGTTCTCCTCCTTCCTGAGTATATCCCATGTTATAAACTTTATCCAACTCTTCATCAAACTTCTTGTCTGATGCATACCTCCTACACGCCTCTAATACTTCATCTACTGTCAAGTCAACGTAAACTTTACCTAACGGTACACGATCATCTATTATTGCTGTCTTCTTCATTTGTATCTCCTTGTATGCACGTCAGCCTTACTCCTACCCTACTCTCTGGTGTCATTGAATAGTACAACATATCATAGTTACTAAAACATTCAAACATATCATCGTATGTTGCCACCTTCCTGACTTCTGGCTCACCATTAAACAACCATATAAATACTAACGTCCACATCAGCCATAGTTCCTCCTATACTTCTTAGGGAAGTGTTCTTTATTCATCCCTCTGTTAACTTGCTCTGCTGCCCACGAGTAGTTCACATTAAAGTGTCTCGCTGCATCAGCTATACTCTTGAAGTCTTTGCCGTGTAACCGACAGGCTCTGCCTCTCTGCTGTTGCGTTGGCTCTACCTTGATACGGATATGGCATGGTACATTCTTTGGTTGCATTAGTTTGTCTCCTTATGTTTCTTAATATATTTAACAGCTTCTTCTAGTCGTTCAAGGCTGTCGTTGAATGATCCTAAACCAGTGTTGCAATGATGGCACAACCACCCTCTAAATGTGTTGGTGTCGTGGCAATGATCTAGCACCCATGACTTTAACTTCTTTTGTTTCTTCCTCCCTAGTATTGTTATATCTCTATTACATATGGGACAGCAGTAGTCCTTATCAGGATAAGCATTCTGACTCTTAAGTGTTTTGATTACTGCTGAGTGTCCCTTGATACAGGACTTACATATTCTTTTATATTCAATAACTCCTGACGCATATACTATGCTAGTGAAATTAGAGTAGGGCTGACATACTCCACACTTGTTACACTCAAGCCCATCATTATATACTTGCTCCTCTTCATCAAACTCAAATAACTTTAGCTGCTCTTCTTCATTCATAGAATCTCCTCTAGCTTGGATATGTCTGCCTCTACTTTATATTTGATGTCATCATAAAGCCTTAATGCTATAGTCTCTAACCCTGTGTAAGCCTCTATTTCTCTTTTATATTGTAGCGTCTTGTGTGCTGCATCAGGGTCTAACGCTACGATAACTTTGTAGAAATTATCTAAGTGTTGCATATTAGACACACTGAATGACGTACCAAGTATAGCTAAACCTGTCAAACCAGGAAATAATTTAGCTGCTACGGTAGCACTAATAACATCCTCAACTACTATCACTACGCCACTGGGTTTACCTACAACACGAGTGAATACAGTAGGTGTCTTGTCATAACGCTTCCACTTAATCTGACCTGAGTAAGATGTACATCTACCTATCGCACCTACAAGTCTGCCCCTATCATAGATAGGAAACACTACTCGTGAGTCCATTACATCATACATCAAGTCTTCACCATACAAGCCCCACCTGCCAATGAATCTTTCGTACTGTTTATGTTCTGCGGTGGGTGTAACTATGTACTCAGGCCAAGTGAATAACTCATGTTCTGACTCAGGTTCATCTAGAGCGTTCAACCTACGTTGTATCTCTTGTGCTGTCATGCCTGATGACACGACACCTTTAACTCTACAGTCAAGCTTGTAACAGTTGTAGAGCAATGCACTGCCATCTCGTACAGCAGTGAATGTGTTCTTACCTCTACACACAGGACAGTCACCTCTATGTCTGTAATCTTCTTTTAGATCAAGGGCTTCTAGGTAGTTCTTAATGTTTACATTCATGTCTTATTCCTCTTAGCTAACGCATTACTTGCACCACTAAATGTGTTGACCAAGTATGGCTTGACTGACTCAGGATTTCTATGACCACTGACTTGCATGATCTGAGCTAGGTCAGCGTCACCCTCCACCATCTCAGTGATAGCAGTCCTGCGTAGATCCATAGCAGTTATTTCTTTAGGTAGTCCTGCTTCTTGTTTGACTTCGTTGATAGCTGTATCAATGTGGTCAATTGGGTAAGGTACATATGCACCTGCCACTGGCTTAGTCTTTGGTGCTACATAATCTTGAAACCCAAAGTCTTGGCTCTGTTGTTTGAGCATAGTAAGTAGGTCATCAGGTATAGGTAAGTGTACGTCAGCACCACGCTTACTTTGTGTTAAATCAACACGCTTTGCATCAAAGTTAATGTGATCCCAGGTTAGCATACGCATATCTCCAACACGCTGCGCCCACTCGTATGACATATGTACAATCAACCCAATGCTACGCCACTTGAAGTTGCCGTATGCTGTGTCAAGAAAAGATACTACTTGTTCACGAGTCCATTTGACTTTACGAGGTGCAGTACTTTGTGTCTCAATCAAACGCACTGGATCATTGTCCATTATATCTAGCCTCATGCAGTACTTCCATGCTGTTGAGAGTACAGCCTTACGATAATTAGCTGTGCGTATTCCTGCTTTCAACCACTTAGAATAAGCTAGGTTAGTGTGCCTAGCCTTGATGCTACGCACTGTGTAGTTACCCAATAGCCTACCCTCTACGTTAGTCTTTAACACAGCGGATAAATGTATCTCGTAGTCTCTCTGTGACTTAGCACTAAGCCTAAGAAAGTTACTGCTGTTAAGATAGTACTCAACAATAGCTGATAACTTAGATGTATGTTTAGGTATCTCTACCATTTTCTCCTCACTTTCCAATAAACCCACGACTCCATGCAGTGCCCTCTACCAATCAGCATATCAATCAAATAAACTACGTTAGGCTTTCCCTCTTTTTGCCACTGATAATTTCTTGCGCTGAACGTCTGATTGTTTTGTCCTCCTAGGATCACGTTTATCAGGACGCTCATTGCTGTTAGTATTCTCTTTAGATAGATCCGCAAGCCTATCAGTGATGTCATCATGTGGATCATCTTTCGGGTCAACTTCATCATCATCTATCATACCACACCTACAAACACTAAGAGTATATAAACGAATGGTGCTAATAGATATATTGATATAGCAATTCGTATTACGTCATTAAAACAAAGGTTCATTATTCTCATCCAATACATCTCTCCTAAAATAATTAGTATTACTTCTCCAAGGTAATTCTATATCGTTTACCCCATCATCTTCATGTGAAACAGGTAGCAAACCCATAGCCTCCATATGGCTCAGTAAACTAACTGGCAACTGAGGTATCTCCATATTTGGAAGACTGCCTATAATTTTCTTTGTCTTCATCTGTCTCTCCAAAACATTCTTTAATATAAACAAACTCATTCTTAGCATACAGATCTTTTAAATACAATATATCTCTACGGCTATCGCTTGAATGATATGCAAACATCTTCTTTGTTGTCTTACTGTATATGTCTAATGCGTAGTACATAGCTGCTCCTACACATTGATATATTGATGTGTGTTCATAGTGTATTCAATACCCATCTCGTAGTCGGGGCAACTAGAATACAACTCTGATAATGCATCTACTGTAACCTTTACATTATTTAGAAGTACTCCCTCTGAATCCTGGTAATCACCATCGTCAAAGACAGGTATAACCGTCACTACCTCTTTCCAATGTTTCCATCTGTGATCCTCTGGCTTATCGTCAGGGTTCAAACACTTACGGTGTCTCTCGTACACAAATATAACTGCATCGTGATGGTCACCTACTTTTACTTTATATGTTTTATCCTCTAACATTTTAGTTCCTCCTCCTCTATGTATTCAACTAAATCTAAATTATGTATTTTAGCTATGCCAGTAAGAGCAAAGTGTTGCATGTCTGTAGGCACATCATCCCAATGGGAATTATCTATTATATACTGTAACTCTGATGATTCTTTAACTAACACCACTTTAGTATGACCTTTACTATTCAAATCCCACACTAAATGATTAAGAGCGTAGTCGCCTGTGTGATGTTTTCTTCCTAGCACAAGTGTTATGTCACACGCTGCTGAAAGTGTTTCATACATACTTTTATCTACCATTACTTCCTCCTCTTATTAGCGAAGTTCTCTACTATTCTTTTGTTTCTGCATATGACAATGACATACCCATCCTTGTCATACGCTACCCATTTCTTTTTGCGTTGCATAATGACTACTCTACTTGTAGTTCTAGGCACGCCACTGTCTCACTCTTGTTTGATACCAAGATAGCAGCTTCACTCATTGCCGCAAGGCATTCCTCCTGACTGGCATATGTCTCAACGTGATAGTATTTCACTGTTTGAGATGTGACTAGTAGCTGCATCCATACTAATGCCCAAACCATTATGCTGCATCCTCAGATGAACGCCATACATATCGTGTGTAACGCTGTCCTGTCACTGGGTGTTTACTCTTCACACCATCAATGGCGTACCCTAGCTTGCGTAACTCACTGATACGAGCAGTGAATGATTGTATGCTGTAGTCAAGCAATGCCTCACGCTGTGTCAAACCTTTGGTTGCCTTAAGGTGTTTAAGTATCTTTGTGTATTGTGTAGTTTTAGACATCTTATTTCTCCTTTGTTATAGATGTTATTATATCTCGCAATGTTTGCGTAGATTCTGGTGGTATGCTCAGTGTCTCACCTGTAGCATCTTGTGTAAGTACGAGTCGGTCATTGTTGTACAATGTAGCCTCCCATCCGTAACCTAAATTTGATTGTTTAACTACTCTGTTGTAGCCATCATCTGATATGATTGCACCTTGTGTTGTCTTGTAGTTCATTCTTCAGTCTCCTCTTCTACTTTAAACGTCACTGTAACGTAGCCAAATTCATCTATAGCCTCATGCTTGTGTGTTGGACAAGTAGCAAGCCACTCCCAAAACTCTTCTCTATTCATTGTTGTGTCTCCTTTTGTTTTTCTGCAATGTCGTGTACTCTTTCCATTAATACAGCTAATGCCACATTAAAATCTGTAAGGCTACAGTTTTCCGCAACATCTCTAATATTATCCCAGAAATCATACTTGTGTGGTTTTCTTGCAGCAGTTCCAGGATTTGGCTTGCTGTCTATAACTTCCTTGGCTGCAACATCTATTGCACCGGTGAATGTGTTAAGCCACTTGAGTAGGCTAGGCTTGTCCGTTGGTACATCTACCATGTCAGCACCAATCTTCTTAGCCTCAGCCTGTGTGCCTACCCATTCGCCTTGCTTGTTCATGTACAATCTCATTTTCCTAATGCCTCCTTCAAATCTTCATCGGTTATCTCTTTAACGTACTGCCAATCGTATATGTCTTCATCTGTACCTAGACGTGGCTTGAAGTACCCACTCCTATCACCTATCTCAGCAAGCAAAAGCCTAGCTGCGTTGGATGCATCTATGTCACTGTAACCTAAAAACTGTACAGCTTTGCCGCCCTTATGGTATGTCTTAACTTGCATCTTCTTTCACGCCTTTCACCAATTCTATCAGAAAATTTGTGCTGTCCAATTCCATGTCGCGCATCTCTCTTTCTCTCGGATCGCGTGACACATCCAGATCTTGTAGTTGCTCGTACAAACTATCCAAAGCAACTTGCAACGTGTTTACGTCCATGAGGTTGAGTTGAGCAGCCGCTCCATTCGGGAGCACAAGATATGTGTGCCCCATCGGTAATTCATGTATTCTCCTAGTCATCTTTAACCTCCGATAAAAACATTTTTAAAATTTGTCTTGGTTCAAATATTTGATTCAGTACTTGCATCGTCTGTCCTCATTCTTACATCAAGTCTCCAAGTAAATCCTGTTAGAGTTTCAGATGTTGCTAAACCTAAGTCTATTATATGTTCGTGAATTGCATCAGCCAATATGTCTATTGTGTGACACTCCAAGTCCTCTGCTGCTATCACTATATCTTTATACTGCATCTAGTATCTCCTCTAATTGATTGATAATCACATTACCTTTACAGATTTTATCTACTGCTATGTGTCTTTCCTCTTCAGTGTTGAACGGAGACACAGCATCTACTTCCAGTTGTTTGAAGCTGCGTGCCACGTTAACTATCTTCTGTCTGTTAAAAAATAAATCTTGTAGTTGCATTTCAATAGTCCTCCTCTAATCCTGACCATATGTATGCTAGGTATCGCCAAAAGGTTTTACCAAATGCTTCATTGATTAAGTCATCCATCTCTTGCTCAGTCATTGTCTTGTACCTCTTCCCAAGTATAGGGGTTAAAACTAAAATCATAGTATGTCCATTTAAAATCTGATCCATTTTCAGAGAGCCAGTTATGTATTCCTGTTTGTGTTTTTGCTACCTCTTGTGGCACTTCAACAAAACATTCTTTATAAGATGTCTCTTCTGCTAATACTCGTATTATCATTGTGTTTCCTCCTTTAGTCCTTCAAAGATATGCTTGATAACATCAACTGTCCATCCGTTGCCTAGCATCTTGTAGCGTTGTGTGTTACTTACGCCACAGGTATACCCATCAGGTACAGTTTGTAATCTCTCACATTCAGTCACAGTAAGCTTACGCCAATGCATTTCGTTTATCTTAACTGCTACATTATCTTTCTGCACTGTTGTAAGTGCATTAGTCTTTTCATCTTTCCTGACTTCTAGGCGTTGTGTTGTTAGTCCTGCAACCTTTTGTTTATGATCTTGTCGCACACCATCTTTGATGTAACGTCCACGCCACGCACCGCATTTTATCTCTACTTTAGGTTGATTGTGTCCACCTGTTGTAGCCCTTAAAGAGGGTGATTTACCTTCGGCAGCGTACACTCTGTTGATCATTGCATACTTATCATTTAGCTTTGCATCGCCTATATGTATTAACCCATCTTTACTTTTTTGTTCAGGTACATATCCAATAGCGTAGCCATGCGTACCTGCACAGACTGTGCCTGATTTACTCTCCACATCGTGTATCGTATTAGCTTGACTACGATAGTCAGGATTGAGCATATCAGGATTCTTGTCACTTGCTCTGCGTTTCTCCTGCAAGTAAGCACCGGCACGATAAAACTCTGCTGTCTCTTCCTCTAGTATATCTTTGAGCATAATACCTTTGTCCTCTGGCAATCCATCAAACGGAATGTTTGTCCAATATAATCTCTTACGGTTCTGCGCTGAGACTAGGTTGCTGTTTATCTCTACAGGTTCTACACCTAGATAGTCAGTAATGATTTGCTCACTTTCCTTCTTCATCTTGACATTCTCAAGTAGGAAATACTTTGGCTTGAGTGCTTTCAACAATCTGTCAAACTCAAAGAATAACTTACTGCGTGGATCGTCAAAGTTTAAACCTTTGCCGCCAAAGCTAAAGCCCTGACACGGACTACCACCAATGAGCAAATCAATCTTGTGTCCACAGTCAAACTCGTCCATCAAATGAGTACCACTAGTCTTGATGTTCTTGACATCACCTAAGTGTATCATATCAGGATAATTTTTCCTGGCAATCTGGATTGCATACTTGTCAATCTCCGCTGCAAAGTAGTTTTTAACTGGTATGCCTAGCTGATCTAGTGCGATCTGCCCACAAGACATACCATCAAACAGGCTCAGTACGTTCATCTTTTTTCTCCTCATATAAACCATCTATATCTCCCGAATATCCATCACACATATGTTCGTGATCATTTGGGCAATTACCTCCACAATACTTACAAACTTCATCCATCTTTTTTACTCCTCCAATATGTAGGTAACTCTATCTTAATATACTCACAATCTTTGTCTTCAAGAATACTTAATAAATCCTCCAGTGTGGCATTTGTGTCACTGCCAAACGTCCATGTTACTCGTGGTGGTTCGTCTTTAAACTTTGTTACTACATCATAAAACATTAGATATACCTCTCCTCGTTTGCTCTATCTGTGTAAGTGCAATACCCCTCGTCAATTAGTCGTTTTGCTGTACGTCCAAACCAACCTTGCAAACGCCACGCCAAACCAGTGTCAATCAAGTATTGCCAAGCTGCTGTCTCTTCTTCAAGATCTGCCATGACTAGCTGCTCACAAATTTGAACAGCTAATTCTGGCGTGAAGTGATACTCCTTCACTGTGTCACCTCCTCTACTTTTTTAAACCATTGCTCTGCTTGTGTGTCAGTTAGCTTGTACTCTTTGTTAGTCTTTAAGTCTTGTACAATCCAAGGCATCTTTGGTGCTTTACTCTTGTAGCCTACCAAAGACATAGTCATACCTTGATAGTCTTTGATCTTGGACGTATCCAAACCCATTAGTTTAGCCATCTGTGTCAAGTCTTTCTGTTCTTTAGTCTCTGCTCCATCAAGTAATACGTTTACTTTGTATGTAGCCTCGCCACCATTGTAGGTACAGTTAGTGACATTGAATGTCATACCCTCTAATTTAACTTGCTCTAATGCTGATTGCATTGCTTGACGTATTGCTTTTAGTTGTGGTTTTGTAAAGTTAGTCATTGTTGTTACCTCCTATAGTTGATAAATTCTTTTAATAAGTTTCCGGTATATTCATTGTCGGAATAGTCGCAAATAATTTCTTCTGGTTCACTTTCATAATCTAGAACAATAAATAGCCAACCAATGCATTTCTTTTTTTCGCTATCCAAAAATTTTACTGTTGAAATATCCACCGCAAAAACACTTTCAATAATCTCATTTACTGTAAAATTTTCATTTATTCTTTCGCCATCAACTCTAACAACTATTTTAATTTTGGGATCAAGATAAGCTTTCTTAATAATTTTTCTTAAAAGTGTTTTTGCTTTTGCTTCAAGTTTCATTTTGCACCACCTTAAAAACACCGCCTATTATTTCCCCGTCTTCATCAAGCATATTTGTTTCACCTGAATTTAAAACTTCATCATAATTAAAGTCGTATTGAATAGAAAATTTCTTTAATTCTTTTTTGCTGTTTATGAAGTTTAAACCGGCACAAGTAGTAGAAACTTTTGAACCGTCATTAAACCAAATTTTAAACATACTTTCAGTTAACTGTATCATTTTATCCTCCCTTAATATTTGAACCATTGTTATTGTCTCCTATTTGTTACGAGTGTTTCCATTACTTCAATATGTAAATTCATTATAGTTATTTCCGATAGGTGGCTAAGTATTTCAGCAATGCTCCGCTTCTCTCCCTTCGCCAAAAGTTTTAAACTTAATTCCTCTATTTGTGTTTCTGTAGCCATTGTCATTCCCTCCTACATATTCAACCACTGTTGATATAATTCATTATCTAATTGTTTAAGTGTTTCAATTTCTTCTTCAGTTAAGTCAACAACAAAGCCACTCCTATCATGTCTTGCCTTGCCCTTAGCGTATAATTTAACTATTGAATTGCAAGGATCAAGAAAACGTAAATCGTCTTTGTCTCCATCAGTGACATTTATGCCACGCCATTGCGGAAGCTTGTATTCTTTGCGGAACACCACTGCTGCATTCATACCATTGGCTAAGGCATCAGTAAGCTTTGCAGCATAATCTGCATTAGCTCCCGAATAGCTCCACGTTAAATGATAGTTGAATATGTTTTTCGTTTTTCTATTAGAAATTTTTGTATAGTCGTAAAACTGTACTTCGGGGAATAGCTCAAAGATATTTTTAGCTTCAACCTCTTTGTCGTTTTCTATGTCTTTGTCATTAAAAGCATAGCTCCACCCATTAACTTTGATTAACTCCCATCTAATATCGGTCGTGCCGTTTAATCTAACGCATGGCTGAATGCCACGTTTCTCACAATAGTTAACAAACTTATTTATATCCACAACAAGTTGATCCATAAAGCTTTCCCTATCCCTATAGAACCACTGTGCTTTACGTTGACGTGCAGTTTGCACGTTGTTCATTTGTCCACGCCCTGCAGTATATAAGCAAGCGTCAATACAACTGGCTATTGCTGCCATGCTACAGCTATTGAATAGCTTTCCATCCACCATAATTTTGTATGGTGTCATATATAGAATAGCAGTTAAGTATTCGCTACCATCTCCCTTTACAGTTTTGGCATTAGTGCCTACGCCTAATAATTTATAATTACCCATTGTGTTATCCTCCTGTTGAGTTTGTTATTTCACCAAGTAGCACTCCGAAAAATGCTACTTAATAAAAGAACACCTCCTTATGCTTTTAAATGTCAGTCCAGTATTTATCTAGAAAAGTTTGTGTGCTTTCCCATGCGTTCCATTCTTCTTGTGTCATTAATTTACATATTTGAGCTTCAATTTCATTTACAATTAAAAGCCATTCATTGTGTGTAGTTGATCTTTGACTATTTCTACTTGTGTAAAAATGAAAGCTTGTTCTAATCAGTCCTACTATTGTTTGTTTTCTTTTTTCTTCGTTCATTTTGTTTTCCTCATTTCTTGTTGTCTGTAATCATTAAGAACCAGAACATCCGGAAACGCAACAGTATATTTTTGTGACGTAGGGTAACATTCATATTTGCTATAAAAATAAGGGACATCAATGTGTGGCAAAAATGCAACACCGCCAGGCAATGCTGCAAGTGCAAACATATTGTGCAGATGCAGAAACAAATCAGTTTTGTGTAATATATGAATAGCTATTTTGTGGTCACAAATTAAGAATAGCCATGCACGTCTGTTCTATTTGTGACCACAAACAAAATAGGGGTATGTTTTTTTACATACATTGCACAACTATTGAAGCTATATCAGTAGTAAAACCTAGTAAAAACAATAACTTATAAGCTAAAACAACCGGAGAATTACAAATAAAATATTCTAAACTGAAGAACCATTAATAAATATGTAGTATTTTCAATGACTTAACAAGAATGTCAAGGGGGAGGGGCAGGGGCCATGGTGGGGGTCTACGTTATACGTATATGTACAAATACACACACGGGGTTTTTTCAATGTGACGTAACGTAACTTCTTGACAGACTCTTGACTGTGACTATAACTATGGGGGTAAGGGGGTATGTTAAACATTAATGTTAAACTTTAATAAAGTAACTAAACAAAAATAGTTAAACATAATAAGAGTAGTTGAACATAAGTCATTAAAACATTAATGTATAACATAGGAATAGTTATAATTAATATCTGTATTACTATTGACAGTGTTAAAACATTAATGTTACACTTACATTAGTTACAATCAATATAATAACTATACAACTTGTTGTAACTACGTGTGTAGATTATCTGTGTAAGTTTAAACCACAGCGTGTCTCCTCCTCCCTCTATGTAGTTTGTACTTAGGCTTGGTAGTCTACACACGTATTTGTTGTAATCTATGTAAAGTTTTACTTGACAATGCGTAACAAAGGCGTACAACTATATGCATCCGAAGATGTGTTAACTGATTTCTACGATGCACTAGCTAATAATGATGCTCGTGCAATACGAAAGGTTCACATTCCTAAGTCGGATGTGTTTTACGTTAGGGAAGCAATATATAATCGTACTGGTGAGTGGTACACATTAGATCATGTAGAACGTGCTATGTATCTTGAAGGTATGTTAACTAAGGATGAAGTACTAGATCCAGACAGGGAACGTGAATATGGATAATATGAAATTACCTATAGCACTTGTAGTAGCGATGGGTGCACAACTAGCAGGTGGTGTGTGGTGGGTATCACAACAAGCTGCTACTATAGAAAGCTTAGAAGAGGCTGTATCACAGTTTGCTAGTAAGATGGCTGTAGAGGATAGCGTCAACTTAAAGCGTGATGTACTAGAGAACATGGATTACATAGACGGTGCATTCGCTGAGATAGAAGAGCTATGGGAAGAAACAGAAAGCTTAACCCTCACGATAGGCAAGATCACTGCCTTACAACAGAGATTAGCTTTGTTGGAAAACACTATGAAGTTTATGAATCGTGACCACATGGATATGCTAGACCCAAGAGATTAGCGCAACATGGCAACGACTAAAGATGTAGAGCGACTACCCAGTGGTAAGTTAAAGTATCGTGGTGAAACTTACCCGGGGTATAACAAACCAAAGAAAACACCTGGCGCTGCAAAGAAGTCAGCCGTGTTAGCCAAGAAGGGTGACGAAGTAAAGGTAGTTCGTTTCGGTGATCCTAATATGAGCATCAAGAAAGATAACCCTGAAAGACGTAAGAACTTCAGGGCTAGACACAATTGCGATACAGCTACAGATAAGTTTACGGCAAGGTATTGGAGTTGTAAGGCATGGTAGTAAAGGTGGAGGATACAAATCGTGAGAAGATACATAAAGAGATTGTGGTGTGCGTTGCTTAATCGTAAGTGTCACCCAAAATGTGATTGCTGTTAAGAAGGATATGAGATAATGGCTTATATGGGATATGAAGACCTTAACCCCTCAACTAGGTTAAGCATAAGACAAGTAGAAATGTTAGCAAAAGAAAATGGTTACGACTATGATCTTACAGATAAAGGCATAAGGCTTATAGGATATGGAAGCTCTCGTACCTTTGGTAGTAATCCTAAAGCAGGTACTATAGGTAGCTGGATGGGCTACTCAGAAGGTGGTTTAACAAAACGTAAAACACCACATTTAATACCTAGTGAAAGAGGCGTCCTTTCAAAATGAGAGCACCACAAAAGTCATTAAAAAAGTGGGGGGATCAGAAGTGGAGAACCAAGAGTGGTAAACCTTCCACGCAAGGCGCTAATGCTACTGGTGAACGTTACCTCCCTTCTAAGGCTATCAAGTCTCTTAGCAGCAGTTAGTATGCCGCTACAACCAGAGCTAAACGAAAAGGCAAGGCGTCAGGTAAGCAGCATGTATCTCAACCTAAGAAAGTCGCAGATAAAACTAGACGATTTAGAGCCAACAAAGGTGGTGTTGCTAAAAGCCCTAGACAACAAGCTGCAATAGCTGTTAGTATGAAGAAGAAAGGTAAAAAGCCGAAAGGGAAGTAATGCCGTTTCTTACTAGCAGTATACCGTACTTCAAAGCATGGGTACGTAGAGAATACACGAAGAACTTAGAAGAATATCATGGAGAGTTTTTACATTGTATGGTCATAGGTGTAACCACCATGCCAAACAGAACGTTAAGCTTTCAAGTTATATTTACAGGTTGTGAGTCAGACTTTGATGACTCAGAGAATGTACATGGTGGTGCAATGTGGGCTAGGATGCCCCTGACTGCACTTGTAGCTGATACGCCCTTAGAAGAGTGGCCTGAAGAGTTACCACCATATATGGCACAGCCTTGGGATTGTATGTCTCATACACATTCCGTATACAAGTTAGAGAGAGCAAGCCCTGCTCCTTGGATAGCAAAAGTAGATGGTGAGTTCTACCCTGCAAAGTATTACTTTACAGTAGACTACACAGATAACGAAGTAGCTGATGATCCTGCACAGCATAAACAGTCACACGTACTGGAGTTGTTAGATGCAGGTAAGTACACAGGTAACATAGTTGCGTTGCCCAATAATAGAGTGAGAGTAACTCACCCTGCATGGTTTGAAACAGGAGAAGGTGCACCAGACTTTAGACCAAACCAAAACATATATAACTCAAAAGAAGACGTAGACTATGTATGGGATACGCAACGAGTGTTTAACAATTTATATAGTGAGAAAGAGTAATGGGTAAAAAATTAAATAAAACAGATCGTGCTAGATATGATAGACTGATGAGAATGTATGAAAAACGTCCTTTGGAATATTTAGGATTATTAGATGATTTTGCACACGAAATGGATGAAAAGTATGGAGAACCTATGGCTGAAATAAAAGGTTTTTCTACAGGCGGAATGGGTATGAAGAAGAAGGGTTATGCTAAAGGCGGCATGAAGAAAAAAGGCATGGCTAAAGGCGGAGCCATGATGAAGAAAAAAGGTATGGCTAAAGGTGGTAAAATTAGAGCTAATGCAGGTGCATCAGTTCCACCAAATAGAAAGGCTCGTAAATAATGACTGATTTAACTAAAGAACAAGAAGAAGCTATAGAAGCTCTAGGTTACACTGTAATGGGTAATACAGTTATAGATAGCAATAAAGCAGTAGTAATGGATAAACCAGACCGTGAAAGTGGGTTTATAACTGAAGTACCAGAGCTAGAAGCTTTGATGTCTGGTAAAGCTACAGTTGAAACTGTACGTGCAAGAAATGAAAAAGGTCACTACATTGCAGACGATCCTGATACGCCTGAGAATGAAGCCTGGACATCTAAAGTAGTTAAAAAAGTTAAAGGTAAAAAGTGACAATACTATCAGACGCTAAATTTTTCTCAGCAGCTAAGGATCTTACTGCAACTTCGGGTGGGGCTAGTGGTAACGTTATATACACTTGCCCCAATAATTTTGTTAGTCTGATTAGATTTTTACATGTATCAAATGGGGCATCTTCAACTAAGAAGTACAGTCTTCAGTGGTATGAGGTTGCAACGACAACCTATCATTTAATTGTAGATGAAGGTAGCCTTGCAGCTAATACAATACAAAACGTAATAGAAGGTGGGGCATATCTAGCCCTATCTGCAGGAGATAAAATTGTAGGTTTTGAAGAGTCTAGCTCAGACTTTCATGTAACACTTTCTGGAGAGGAGCATTACCAACCTACATAACGGCTATTCCGTATTGTCTCTACTAACCTAGTAACATTTATGTACAACTATGTAAGCCTAAGAAGGTAGGCATAACATAGGAGTACAAACAAATTAACAAACAAATAATGATTTTAATGATGCTAGGAGTACTTTTGGAGGAGGCTCGTGGACCCAGTAACAATTATCGGTGGTGCAACCGTAGCTTTCAATGCGTTGAAGAAAGGCTTTCAAGTAGGTAAAGACCTACAATCTATGTCAGGACAGTTGACCCAATGGGCAGGTGCTATGAGTGATCTGTCCTACGCTGAACAAAAAAATAAGAACCCTCCTTGGTGGAAAGCAATGAATGGAGGGTCTGTTGAAGCAGAAGCTCTGGCTATATTTACGGCTAAACGAAAAGCCGAAGCCATGAGAAAAGAGCTAAAAGACTGGATTAGTTTCAGCATGGGTCCATCCGCATGGGATGAACTGGTAGCCACTGAGGGACGTATACGTAAGCAGAAGAAAGAGCAAGAGTATCGCAAAGCAGAGATACAAGAAGCAATAGTAACTTGGACTCTCTCAATATTAATAGTATTAACTGGAGCAGGAATGCTAGGGTTTATAATTTACATGGTGACATAATGGCAAGAAACCTAACAGAAAAACAACAGAAGTTCCTTGAAGTCTTGTTTGAAGAAGCAGGTGGGGATGTTGTACAAGCTAAGAGACTAGCAGGGTATGGTGAACAGTCTAGCACTACCGCCATTGTAGAATCATTGAAAGATGAGATAGGTGACAGAACACGTAGTTACTTTGCACGTACAGCACCAAAAGCTGCTATGGCTATGGTGGGTGCATTGAGTGATCCGACAGAGTTAGGCATAAGAGATAAGATGTCAGCAGCTAAAGACTTGCTTGACAGAGCAGGACTTGGTAAGGTAGAAAGAGTAGATGTATCATCATCTAGCGGTGGCGTATTTATACTACCATCTAAAGAAGGAACAAACGAATAAGTAAACAGCGTGAGTCCTTGGGATACTGGGAACTACCAAGACCACACAAGGGCGCAGAAAAACAATGGCACGTAATAGCTAGAGTAACTAGAACAATACCGTTTGGTTACGAAGTTGACCCTAACAATGATAAGCTACTTCAGCCTATCATTCCAGAGCTAGAAGCATTAGAACTTGCAAAGAATCACATCCTGCAATACACTTATAAAGAAGTAGCACTGTGGTTAACAAAGCAAACAGGTAGGTACATATCTGGTAAAGGACTTAAGAAAAGGGTAGACATTGAGCGAAAACGTAAGAAAGCAGCTACAATTAAGCGCAAGCTTGCCAAGCGGCTCCAAGAAACGTTACAAGAAATCAAGAACCTTGAAGAAGAAAGAATCGGAGCCTACACAGTTAAGTCCAGAGCAGCCACAGCCTAAAGTACAAACTGTAGCAGCAGAAGTTAAAGTGCCTGAGTTTGATGTTGACATTGCTCAAGAAGTAGTGTTTAAACCAAACGCAGGACCACAGACAAGCTTCCTCTCTGCCTCTGAAAGGGAAGTCTTGTATGGAGGGGCAGCAGGTGGTGGTAAGAGCTTTGCAATGCTTGCTGACCCCCTTCATGGTCTAAACGATCCAAACTTTAGTGGTTTACTTGTTCGTCATACTACGGAAGAACTTAGGGAACTTATACAAAAGAGCCAAGAACTTTACCCTAAAGCTATTCCTGGCATCAAGTGGAGTGAACGTAAATCACAGTGGATTACACCTAGAGGTGGTAGACTGTGGATGTCTTACTTAGATAAAGACATGGACGTAACACGATACCAAGGTCAAGCGTTTAACTGGATCGGCTTTGACGAACTTACACAGTGGCCTACACCTTACGCTTGGGATTATATGCGGTCACGACTTCGTTCAGCGTTTAGTTCTCAACTAGGTTTGTATATGAGAGCTACAACAAACCCAGGCGGTAATGGACACGGTTGGGTAAAGAAAATGTTTATTGACCCATCACCTGTAAATGAACCCTTCTGGGCTACTAACATTGAGTCAGGTGAAACCATAAAATTTCCTAAAGGGCATAGTCGTGAAGGACAGCCCTTGTTTAGGCGTAGGTTTATACCTGCTAGTTTGTTTGACAATCCATATCTAGCAGACAGTGGTGACTACGAAGCAATGCTACTGTCATTGCCTGAACACCAAAGAAAACAGTTACTAGATGGTAATTGGGATATTAACGAGGGAGCAGCATTTCCTGAATTTGATAGAAGCATACACGTTGTGGAGCCATACGATATTCCAAGATCATGGGCTAGATTTAGAGCTTGCGACTATGGTTACGGTTCCTACACTGGAGTTTTATGGATCGCTGTTTCACCAGATGAACAGTTGGTTGTTTACAGAGAGCTATATTGTTCTAAGGTTACAGCTACAGATTTAGCTGATATGATATTAGATGCAGAATCAGAAGATGGTACAATGAGGTACGGTGTACTTGATTCATCCCTCTGGCATAAAAGAGGTGACACTGGCCCATCACTTGCAGAGCAAATGAACATGAAGGGTTGCCGTTGGCGTCCATCAGATCGCTCTCGTGGCTCAAGGGTTGCAGGTAAGAACGAGATACACCGTAGGTTGCAGGTGGACGAGTTCACCGAAGAGCCAAGGCTTGTGTTCTTTTCCACCTGCACGAATACAATAGCGCAAATCCCTACGATTCCGCTAGATAAAAAGAACCCTGAAGACGTAGATACTAATGCAGAAGATCACTTGTATGATGCTTTACGTTACGGTATAATGACTAGACCAAGAAGTTCTATATGGGATTTTGATCCTTCAAAACAACGATCTGGCTTTCAAATGTCAGACCCTACCTTCGGCTACTAAGTATGAAATCATTTGTTGTTGTAATAAGTATGTGGGGAAACACAGGAACAGAATGGGTCTACACAGGTAACCAGTACATAATGCAAGAACTATTTACTAAAGAGCAATGCCAACAAATAGTGCAAAGTTCTAATTGGGAAAAGTATGAAAAGAATGAATACTATGGCTTACAATTTGATTGCTTTAATAAGGATGACCGATAATGGCTGAAATAGAAGACCTATCATTTGAGACAGATGATGTAATAGCTGCAGAGAGTGAGGATGATAAACTCTTTGAAAGTGTAAGCAGTATAGTATCCTTTGTAGGTGATCGCTACAAACGTGCTGAAGATGCTCGTTTAGGTGATGAAGAGCGTTGGATGAGGGCATACCGAAACTACAGAGGTATATATGGTCCTGATGTACAGTTTACTTCTTCAGAAAAGTCTAGGGTATTTGTTAAGGTTACTAAAACGAAAACACTAGCTGCATACGGACAGATAGTAGATGTACTTTTTGGTAGTAACAAGTTTCCACTGACTATCAATCCCTCTGTTCTACCTGATGGGGTAGCTGATGCTGTCCACATTAATATTGACCCTAATGCTGAACAAGCTACAGACATACTACGTGATTCCTTTACTAAAGAAACAACAAAGCCTTACTTGATAGGACCAGACACTGAGTTAAAGCCAGGTGAAACTATGGCTGATCTTAGGCGTAGGCTAGGTCCAGTAGAAGATAAGGTAGATCCTGTATCTGAAAAGATAATAGAGGGTGACGGTAGTACACCTACAAGTGTAACATTCCATCCTGCTATGGTAGCAGCTAAGAAGATGGAGAAGAAAGTACATGATCAGTTAAACGAATCTGGCGCATCTAAACATCTACGTAGTATGGCATTTGAAATGGCATTGCTAGGCACAGGTGTAATGAAAGGTCCGTTTGCAGTAGATAAAGAGTATCCTAACTGGGATGACAATGGTGATTATGACCCATTAATTAAAACTGTACCCTCAACAAATCACGTATCTGTTTGGGACTTTTATCCTGACCCTGAAGCTACATCTATGGATGACGCTGAATATGTTGTTGAAAGACATAAGATGTCACGTAATCAAATACGTGCATTAAAAGACAGACCTTACTTTATGGAAGATGCTATTGAAGAAGCTGTAGCTTCAGGCTCAGACTATGTACGTAAGCATTGGGAAATGAAGATGGAAGACGATGATAGTATTTCTACAGACAGTGAGCGTTGGGAAGTATTAGAGTTCTGGGGTTTTGTTGATAAAGAAATACTTGAAGAGAATGGTATTAAGATACCTAAAGAGTATAAAGACTTATTTGAAGTCAATGCTAATATCTGGACAGTCAACGGTAAAGTAATTCGTTGTGTACTAAATCCATTTAAACCTGCACGTATACCTTACTACGCAGTACCTTTTGAGCATAACCCATACAGCTTCTTTGGCGTTGGTATTGCTGAGAACATGGATGACACACAGACACTAATGAATGGTTTCATGCGAATGGCTGTTGACAATGCTGTATTATCTGGTAATCTTCTTATTGAGATTGACGAAACCAATCTAGTACCAGGACAAGACATGAGTGTGCATCCTGGCAAGGTCTTTCGCAGACAGGGAGGTGCTCCTGGTCAAGCAATCTTTGGCACTAAGTTTCCAAACGTTGCAGGTGAAAACATGCAGCTATTTGATAAGGCAAGAGTACTAGCAGATGAATCAACTGGTTTCCCATCTTTCGCTCATGGTCAAACAGGCGTTACTGGAGTTGGTCGTACTGCTTCTGGCATTTCTATGCTTATGTCTGCTGCCAACGGTAGCATTAGGACTGTTGTAAAGAATGTAGATGACTATCTCATTGCTCCAATGGGTAAAGCATTCTTTGCATTCAATATGCAGTTTGACTTTGATGAAGGTATACGTGGTGATCTAGAAGTAAAAGCTAATGGTACTGAAAGCTTAATGGCTAACGAAGTACGTAGCCAACGCTTGATGCAATTCTTACAGGTAGCCTCTAACCCAATGTTAGCACCGTTTGCTAAGATGGATTATATTGTACGAGAGATTGCTAAGAGTATGGATCTAGACCCTGATAAAGTTACAAACTCTATGGCAGATGCTGCAATACAAGCTGAGATAATGAAGGGTTTCCAACAGCCAATGCCTGAGCAACAACAGCCTCCACCTCAAGAGGAACCACCTGCAGGAGCAGACGTACAAGATCAAACAGGTGCAGGAGGTGGCACTATTGGCACAGGCGTAGCACCAGTACCAGATGAGCAAGGGTTTAGCGGTAATGTCGCTTAAGTCTTTCGTAAACAATAAAGCAGAGTGGGATGCATTCTGTGAAGAACTAGACATTTTAATTCTTGAGCAACAAAGAAGACTAGAACAATCAGAGGCGGCAATAGATTTGCATCGTTGTCAAGGTGCAATAGCTACATTACGAAGGCTAAAATATTTGAGGGAAAAAATTAATGGCACAAGATGAAGATAAACAAATGGTACTAGCTTTTATGGCAGAAGCTGAAGAGGTAGATCCAGTATCAGGAAATGAAGTACCTCCAGGCTCACTGCCTGAAGAAGTACGTGATGACATTCCTGCACAACTAAGTGAAGGTGAGTATGTAGTACCTGCTGATGTTCTTCGTTTTTATGGTATTAAGTTCTTTGAAGACCTACGAGAAAATGCTAAGATTGAGTTAGCTCGTATGGATAGAGAGGGACGTATTGGCGGTCAACCTGTACCTGCTAACGACAATGAGCTTACACCTGAAGAAATGGCAGAGCTAGATGCTATTGGTGCTGCAGTAGGTGGCTTCATTACAGGACAACCTTCACAATCTACAATGGCAGATCCGTATCAACAACAACAGATGATGTACAGACAAGGTGCACCTGTTGCTATGGGTAATGCAGGTTACCAAGAAGGTGGGTTAGAAGATGGTACAGATCCTACATACACAGATGATCAACTACGTAATGCGTTTGCTCCAGGTTTTAGCTTTCTTGATACGCCAAGTCTACAACCTGCAGACGCAGTGTTTACACCTGTCTTGATGTACAAAGAGGGTGAAAACCCTACAATGGCTCAAACTAAACAGCAGTATGATATAATGTTATCTGATGGGTGGACTACTAAACTCATAGATACTACAACAGAAACTACAGTAGGTGAAGAGCCAGAGGTTACAGATAATGATACTGGCGTTGTAGGATCTACAGATATATCCTCAATCACTGGCTCAATAAAAGATAAAGACTTAGATAAAACAACTAAAGGTTTCAGCTTACTAGCTGACCTATCTACTGCACTAGCAGGTCAACTAGGAGTACCTCTAGCAACACTTATAAATACTAAAGCTGTAGCTGAATACAATGATAAACTAACAGATCAAAGTAAACGTAAAGGTAGCATCTTCGGTGGTGAAGGTAGTTTGTACGATGAATTAACTGATGTAAGCGGAGATGGAAAAAGAAACTTTGGAGATACATGGTTAGGTGACTTACTTGGATTTGATGAACCTGGTTTGTTTAAGGGTATTGGTGTAGCAGAAGATAGTCCTAAACTAAGAGACTCATTCATGGGTGCACGTAGAGGCTTTGATGTGGCACAGCTTCAAGGAAAAGATGATT